GTAGCAGTGTCCAAATGATCCTTTACCTATAGTACTATTAGTTATTGTATAAAAGCAGATATGATACTGATAGTAGTAGTAGTAGCAGCAGCAGTAGTAGTAGTAGTAGTAGCATTAGTATTGGAAGTTGTAGTAGTATTGGAAGTGGTAGTGGTAGTGGTAGTGGTAGCTGTAGTGGTAGTGATGATGACAAAAGTATTTTCAATGTAAATGTTAATGATCATTAACCTATAATATTCTTAACAATGTATTCATTATACTATATTTACATAAATAAATTGTTAATAATTTATGTAAATATATTTAAAATATTTAAAATTTAAAATATATAAAATATATAAAATATATAATGTTATCAATAATTTATATAACTTTTAGAGAAAATTGTAAATTTGACTGGTTTATTCAATCATTAATAAAACAATCAGACGAAAATATTCGTTCAAAAATACAAATTATAATTGTTGATGGTTTTTTAAATAATTCATTAAATGAAAATGAGAGAAAAAACTATTTTTCCAATTTAATTGATAATAAATTTGATTTTATTCATGTACCACCAAAACCTACTCATTGGCAAGGTAAATATCGTGTTACTAGTGTAGATTATTTTGCTGCGGCAAATACTAGAAATACAGGTGTTTGTTATGCAAAACATTCTTATATCGCATTTATTGATGATTTAGGTTGTCAGTCACAAAACTGGTTAAAAAATGTTTTTTTTGCGCTTGAAAAAAAAAAAATTCAATGTGGAGCTTATACTAAAGTATTTGATATGGTTGTTCAAGATGGTATTTTAGTATCAAAAAGAGATAGTCCTGGGGGAGTTGATTCTAGATTAAGTATTTATAAAAATACCATTTCTAGTTGTGAAGGATCTAGTTTTTTTGGTTCTTCTTTTTGTATGCCATTAATAGATTATTTAGATTTAAATGGAATGAATGAAATGTGTAATGGTTGTGGTGCGGAAGATTATGATTTTGGTATACGATTAAAAAGAAAAGGCCATACTCTATTTTATAATAAAGAAATGTTTATTTATGAAAGTGAGGATATTTTTGGTTCAGATATAAATAGAAAATGTTTAAGAGTAGATCCTAAATTAAACATTAATGATCCTAAAAGTGATTTATCTCATTTTTTATTAAACTATACTAATAATGGCCCAATTGTTGCTAATCCTGACTTTTCATTAACAAATTATCGTTCACAAATTTTATATGAAAATAAAAATCCTGCAGAAGTTTTTAAAATTCCTAAAGATACTATTCATTTTTTCACAAAAAAAAATATATCTCAAGGTTTGTAATGGTTAAATATTTATTTATAAAATAAAACTTCAGGACTTATCATTATTCTTGCTCCTGATTTGTTTCTAGCCATTTGATGAAATGCTCTATGTTCACAGTCTTCAAATTTTCCCTTTACGTGTCCATAATCATTATAAACCAATCCTTTTGATTTTTGTGCTATTGCGTGGCTTTCTATATACTTTTTTGGAAATAGGTCTGAACGAACTCTACCATCATAATATGTATCCAAAAATTTATGTGTTTTATAAATTGAAAATCCATTAAATGCGGAAATGCATGTAAGTAAACCACCTGGACTTATATTTTCTAATCTTTTTTTAACATAATTTTTTATTATGTTATAATATTCATAATTTCTCTCGAAATGATTATAGCTAAAACAAAAAGGCCAAATGGATAATCCCCATATATCATAATATTCTGGAGAACTATTGAAAGATAATCCATCCCAATCAGGTCTATGTAAATATTTTCTTAAAACTTCTATATTCACTTCTTTACAATTAACATCATCCATATCCATCATTATAAAAAAAGGGAATAGTTCTTTATTCGTTCTAATATAATTCAAACAAAAATTACGAGCAATTGCTATATTATGTGTTCTAAATTTTGAATATGGTTTACTACTTACATAAAATGTTAATTTAGGATTTTTCTTTTGATATTCTTTTAAAATATCTAATGAGTTATCACTAGATTTATCATAATAAAGTATTATTTGATAATTATCAAAGAGAGAACCTATTTTTTCTATATTTTCTAGAACTTTATTTAAATAAGGTCCGCAATTTTTAACGGGTCCACATATACAACAATTCATTAATATTATATGATTTTTAAAAAATTGAAAATAAACTTACGAATATATTAATTGCATGAAACAAAATATGGCTACTATCGTTACAGGTAGATTCAATAATGAAACACTTGATGCTAATTATGCATATAGAAAAAAACGCAACTTTGCGTGTGTTTACTCTTGTCCATCACAATTATCCGCAAAAATTTATTATGGTGCGCCTGTATTTGTCATTGAAATGAATAATTCTACTAACAAAATTGAAGGTATAGGGTTAATTAAAAATAAACACGAAAAAGATAAGTATTATAAAATTCATTCAGATAGTAATACAAATAGATATACTTATATTGGGAAACATTTTATAGATCGTGAATCAATAGATAAATTTAATTCACGATTGGTTTATATTTTAGAAGAAATATTATTTAAAGGAAAAACACACTCAAAAAGAGGTTGTGGATTAACATTATTTCCAGAGAAGATTTTAACTTTTGATATATGTAAAGAAATCGATATTAAAAAGGAAATAAAAAACCTCTTTATTTATCATTATAGAGAGAAAAATGAAGATTAAATGAGTTAACAAATAATGAAGAATTTTAAAAATATTTAACTGAAAAAAAAGCACTGAAAAAAAGGCACCAATAAAACTTTTATTTTATTTTTTTATTTATTAATTAAAAACAATATCTATAATAATCTTATGACAGATATTGATACAAATGTTTCTAATTATTCTCTCAGTGAATTATTAACTATATCTGGTATTGAAAACGAAAATATTACTGAAGATGAGATTATAGAAAAAACTAATTTTCTTATTAATAAGTTTAAAAGAAAAAACCCCACATTAGCTGTTTTTTTTGAAGAGGTTCAAAGTCAACTTTTACAATATGAAAGTGGATTAAATGTTCCTGAAGAAGATACTACCGATAAAATTGTTGTTGAGGGATTTGGTAATGCATCAAATGAAGCAATTTATCCTGCTGGAGATAAACAAATTACTGATTGGTTTGACAATGAAAATCTCACTCAAGCTGATAAAAATCAGGTTAATAAAATTACACAAAGAAAACAAAAAATCGGTGTTTTTGGAAACCAACACGCACCAATGAATCGTGAACAACTTGCTACAACAGATACATTTGGATTACCTGTTAAACAAGATTCTTTAAATCCAAATTTGAAAAATACAATTAACCGTTTTGTTAATTTAGATAGCCAATTTAGACAATTTACTAGTGGTATTGATTCAACATCTACTAATTATACATTAGATCTATCTGATACACTTAAAAATGCTTTAAGTTTAAGATTATATTCCTATCAAATACCTTTTAGTTGGTATGCTATTGATACTGCTTATGGTAATAATTGTTTTTGGATTCTTGATTCTAGTACAAATCAAGCCATTTCTGTATCGGTACCACCTGGAAATTATAGTCAGTCAGGATTTGTATCACAACTAAATTCTTCTTTTGTAAATGCTGGATTTACTTTTCCTCCTGTGGGTCCACCATATAATCTTCCTCCAAATACTCCAGTATATTTTAATTCTAATAGTGGTATTATTTCACTATTTTTATATGGCGGAACATATACTGATCCAAATGGTGTTTTAGAATCATTCAATATAAATACAACAACAACTATTGTATTTTATGATTTTACAGGTCATTTACAATGCACTATTACTTGTGTTAGTAATCAAAATCATTATTTTAATAATACTCTTGGCTGGGTTATGGGATATAGATTACCTTATTTAAGTGTAGATCCTAGTGGAAATACTGCTACTGCTGTTTTAGATCTTAATGGGACTAAGTATTTAATATTAGCTATTGATGATTATAATCAAAATCATGTTAATAATAGTCTTGTATCTATTAGTCAATATTCAAATACTTTAAAAATACCATCTTATTATTCTACTGATTTACCTTATACTTGTATTACACAGGCACAACAAGGTAATAATTTAACACAAATAGTAGATGGAGTTGTACTTCAATCTTTATCCACTATTCCATATGAGCAAAACGCATATTCACAAAATATTGCTATAAATCCACAACCTTTAAATCCTACTTTTGTTAATGGTCTATTAATTGCTGGAAAATATGAAAATGATTATACCCCTACTCAAATTGTTTTACCTAGTGCGCCAAGGACTTTAACTCAAGCTCAAATTTACACCATTAATAGTATCAATAGTAATAATAATAATTTGACTAATTATTTGGCTAAAGCACCTACATCTTCAGATATTCTCGCAATTGTACCGGTAAAAACATCTACTGGTGTTCCAACTGGTTCTCTCTTAGTCGATTTTAGTGGTTCACTACAAGATAGTACCAGGGTTTACTTTGGACCCGTTAATATAGATAGAATGGCTGTTAAATTATTAGATGATAAAGGAAATGTTCTTAACTTAAATGGTAATGATTGGTGTGTTACTCTTGTTTGCGAATGTTTGTATCAATATTAAAATATTTTTATATTTTATGAGTATATTATTAAACTTATTTGATGAATTTGGTAGTTATGGACCTATTATCCTAATATTTCTCTCTATGTTTATTTTATGGAATAACCAAAATTTATTTTTTTATTATACAGTTGGACTTTTTGTTGATACTATTTTAAATTTACTTATTAAAGCTATTATACAACAACCTAGACCTACTGAATATACCGAAAATTTCCATTTAGCTTTAACACGTGGAAAAAGGTTTTTATTTAATGATGGAATACCTTTTAATATATTTGGAATGCCTTCTGGACACGCTCAGGCTTCCTTTTTTTCAGGAGTATTTGTTTTTCTCTCTACAAAACAATATAATTTATTATGCTTTTATACATTGTTTTCTTTGTTAATAATGATACAAAGAGTTTATTTTAATTATCATACTATTTTACAAGTTATGGTTGGCGCTATAGTTGGCTCTGTATTTGCATACTTTGTTTATTATCTAGCTAGAGAGAAAATTAAAGGTCATATAACAGAAAAAAAGGATGATAATGGCCCTATTTAAATTTTTATTTAAATTTTTATTTAAATTTTTATTTTATAATATTGTATTATTATAAAATGTCTTGTCCTAGTATTAATTTTTCTTTAACTAAAGATTATTATCAAATCATAAATGGTCACGCTGTACCTACTTCAATACCTTTTACAACTAAATATAATAATGGATGTCGTAAAGTTTCAAACGTTTCATATCCTTCATTTGCGCCAGTAATTAATAATTTTTCTGTAAATAGTAGTGGTGCAGGAGTTTATTCTCTCGTTTATATTTATGGAATAAATTTTTTACCGCAAGTTTACGGAACTACTTATGTTAATTTTGGCCCTTTTAAACAACTTCCTATAACATTTTATAGTAATAGTTGTATTTCTTTTGTTGTACCTTTAAATGCTCCGCCTGGCAATTATAATATTGTTGTTGTTAATATTTATAATAGTAATTATAGTCCTACTACTAATCAAAGTTACCCTGGTAATCCCAATTATTCTAATTCTCTTTCATACCAAATAACTATTTAAGAATATATTAACAAAATTATTTGTTGATACCTACATTGTCACACAGTTTAGCAAAAATAATTAGGAATAAAACTTAAACATATATATATATAATGCCAGGATTAAGAATATATAAAAAAGGGTTTTATTCTAATATTGGTGCGAATCAACCGATATTATCAGGAACTATAAATTTAGGATGTACAAGAGGCAGGGGTTCAACAACAAGGTTACTTAATTATTGTCATAGTCATTCATCAAATACTTCTGAATGTCTTAATCAACTTATAAATACCAAAAGCGAAAATTTTATTCTTTATCAAACACTCGGTTACGCAAATAATAATCTAACAAATGCCATATCAAATTTAACATATACTATATCAAATGGAACATATACTATATCAAATGGAACATATACTATAACTTCTAATGCTCAATATAATACTATTATTACATTTAAATCAAATAGTAGTATAATTTTTTATCAAAAATATACTGTTAATTATATTGTTGTTGGTGGTGGAGGTGGTGGAGGTGGAGCGAGTCGCGGGTTAAATGCAAGTAAAGCAGGAGGAGGTGGAGGTGGTGGTGAGGTTTTAAATAGTCAACAGGTTTTTAATAATAATACATATAGTATAGTAGTTGGAAATGGTGGAATTGGTGGCATAGGATCACTTTGTTCTACTTGTACAGATATTCCTGGACAAAATGGAAAACCTGGTGGTTCTTCACAAATAACTTTAGGAAGTAACAGTATTGTTAATGCTAATGGAGGACAAGGAGGATTAGGCAGTAATCAGACTTTATCTAATGGAGGAGCTAGTGGTAATGGATCTGCTGGTGGCACTGGTGGTACTGGTGGCAATGCTCCATCAGGAGGAGGCGGTGGTGGCGGTGCTAAGGGCTTCCAAGGAAATGGAGGAAATGGTTCTTTAAACATATCTATACCAATATACGGAACAGCCTTTGGTGCTGGTGGAGGCGGTGGAGCATGGAATGCTTCTAAAGGTATTGGTGGTAATACTAATGCTGGAAATGGTGGTGGTGCATATAGTAGTCTTCCTACTTCTGGACAACCTAATACAGGATGTGGAGGAGGTGGAGGTGGAAGTGTTGCTGGCGGAAACGGTGGTTCAGGAGTAGTTATTTTGTATTTTAATATTTAAAAATTTTTGTTATTAAATATATATGAATTATTTTTACTTATATATATTTTTACTTATTTCCTTCATTATTGGGGTTTCTTATTTAAATACTTATTTAAATAGTTATCGTGAATCATTTAATTCTAATAAACAAACATTTGTTTTATTAGGGGATAGTATTCTTAAAAATGATGCTTATGTATCTAATGGAAAAAGTGTTGACGATTTACTCAAAGAGAGAACAAATGGGAAATCTATGTGTTTAGCAAGGGATCATTCAAAAATAGTTGATATTTATGGTCAAGTTGAAAAAGTTCCTAATGATTTGAATAATCATTTTACTACTGTTTTTCTCTCTGCTGGTGGAAATGATATATTAACTCATTATGTAGATCAAGAAAACGACGCAACAAATACAGCTATTTTAGATCCTTTGTTTACATCATATGAAAAATTAGTTCAAAATGTTAAAAATAAATTACCAAATTCTAATGTTGTTTTATTAGATATTTATTATCCTGATAATGAAAAATATAAGCAATATCATCCTGTTATAAGTGAATGGAATAATAAAATATATAATTATGCAAAAGAACCCAAAAATAATATAACGAGTGTTTTAAAAGTTAGTAATATTTTAACCAAATCTGAAGATTTTTCATTTGGTATAGAACCATCTTCGAATGGTAGTAATAAACTTGTTGAAATTATAATGTCAAGTTATTAATAGAGAGAAAAAAGTTATTTAACTCGATAATATAGTAATAGTTGATAACTTTTTGTAAAATTCCATAATAAAGGGTTTCCGTCATAATTTTTACTACCTTCAAATTCCCAATTTGTATTTCTATTTAAATTTTCTTTCCAATTCATAGAAACTAAACGATGAAAGCTCATACCATCATAACCCATTTCTTTACCTTCGCATGTAATAGTCGCACAAAAATGTTGCTTTGAGATATCTCTCACAACAGCACTATCTATTTCATATTTACCTTCATTTACATCAAATGATTTTGGTTTATTATTAAATTTGCTTGCTTTATTATCATAAACTTCTAAAACTATTATATGCGGTAAATGTCGCATTTTTTTCATACCTTGTACTATTTTTTTTTTCCATTCACTATTAGAATCTCTTATAAATAACATTTGTATTGAATTGCTGTTTAAATAATCAACTATGTTTATATAATAATATATTGGATTGCCGGCATCATTGACATCAACTATATAAGGTAAATTTTTTTTATATGAAACTGGAATATTTTTATATATCAAATGTATAATACTATTCGTATTTAACTTATAGGCATATTCATTTCCTGTTAAAGAAGCATCTATACCGAAATTCAATAAAGCAAAAGCGTTTCTTAATTTTTCAGGAATTATAGAACCATCTTTTTGTGTACCTTCTATCATTAGTTGCCGTAAAAAATGGAAAAATTTACGTCCTTTATCACTTACAAAAAAGGTTACAAACATTGCATTAAACCAACAATTAGATTGATTTTGAATTGGTGGAATTATTTTTTTAGGATCTATATGTTTATCAGCGGATAAATTTTTTAATAAAAATTTTTTTGCTTGTGGAGTATAATAGTAATAACAATTTTTACCATATAAGTTACCTGGTATTCCTATTTTTAAAGGTTCTTTTAAATTAAACGCTTCTTCCATATTACATTCTAATAATTCTTTACGAGGAATAGACTTTAGTGTAACTAAATCTTTATTTATTGTTGGTGAATAAGAGTTTGATATTAATCCATAAGCATTATTTTTACTCCCTAATAATAATTTTTTATGCTTAATTGTTTTATTATGTTTTATTTTTTTATTATGTTTTCTTGATTTATTGCGTTTCGTTGATTTATTCATATAAATAAATAATATTTTTATTTAATATAATGGGAGCAGGTATATTACCTACAACAATACATAATGGAAAACTTTATTTTTTATTTGGGAAAGAAAATAAATATGAAGATTCAGCACCTGGTTTTTCAGATTTTGGAGGTGGAACTGATAATAATGAAACATATTTTGAAACAGCAGTGAGAGAAGCAGGAGAAGAATTTACAGGGTTTTTAGGTAATGATTCAGATGTTCGTAAAATGTTAAAGAAACATGGAACTTATATTATTGATCATAAAACAGATGGTCATTCAACATATCGTATGCATATTTTTCCTTTTGAATATAATCATTGGTTACCTTATTATTATAATAATAATCAACGATTTCTTCAAAAAAGGCTTGATCCAAATGTAATAAAAAAAAGTAAAATTTTTGAAAAAGCCGAAATTCGTTGGATTTGTGTAGATGATCTAAAAAAAATGCGTCCACAATTTCGTTCTTATTTTCAAAATATAGTTGATATGATGCTAAATCAAAAGGAGAATATTAGATCTTTTATTGAAAAAAGCAACAAATATAGCTTAAAAAAAAGCACCAAAAAAAAGGCACTAAAAGGTGGACGCAAAACTAGAAAAAATCTATAAAAAAATTTATAATATTTTTAAAATTTTTTTATTAAATAAATTTTTATTTTTTTTGAAATTTTTAGAAGTAAATTTTTAATTTGAATTATCTGAGTCGTAGCATATTAACTTATAATTTTTTTCTTGAATTTCCTTTTGGGTTTGGCGCATTTTTTTAATTTCTTGCTTCAACATATCACATTTAACATGTAGTTTTTCACAAGTTTTTATTAATAGCTCATTTTCTTCCACCAGTTCTTCCGTCGGTTGTGCCATAGTTAGTCTCTCCATTTCAAGAGACAATTCGCCAATTTGATTATGTAGTAAATAATTTTCTCTCTTGTAATTTACTACTGCTTTTTTGGCAATTCCAATTTCTCTCGCTAATACCTTTTTCTCCTCCTTCAAATTTTTTATTGTTGCATCGATACCACCAAATACTTCATCAACCATTGTTATCAACATGTATGTCGCACCAATACTGGATAGCGCACATAATACAGGTAACATGCTTTCAATGTTAAGTTGAATTAATTGAAAATCTCTAGAAATAGCAGTTAAATCAAACATGGTATTTAAAATTGCGAACATTATTGTTGTGTTTGGTTAGGCTAGTTAATACTGATTCTTTATATTTTTAAAAGTATTTCAATTTTTTTTAAATATTAAAATAAATTAATATTTAAAACTACTTAAAGACCTTTAAATCCTCTGTTTTATTTATATATATATAAATACACCATACCTACTAGCAATGATATAGTCACTAAAAACAACAATATCGCGCAAAAATTATATAAACTATATTTTTTTTCAAAACATATATTCGTTTCTTTTTTATCATTTAGTAAAGAAGCGTGTATACTACTTTCTATATCATTTATTTTAGTATCATTTATGTTATTATTTATATTTTCATTCTTATTTAAATAAAAATCACATATTGGACCTATATCACTCTCTCTATCCATTAATATTTCTTTATATTTACTTTTAATACTTTTAATACTTTTTATAATTGAATAATATAAATGAAGATTACGAATACAATGGTTGTTATGTTTGTTGGAAGTTTTTTAATTCAATATTTTTTGATGCCACCAATTATGGTTAATAATAGATTATATATTACTAATAATATCGGGAAAGTTTATCTCGCAACTATTATGGGATTATTTATGATTTTATTAGAAGTTATGATGCATGATCATCAATATAAAGTTTTTAGCTCTAATTTTTATATTATTTTAATCGCGCTTTTAGCTCTATTTATTTATTTATATCGCGCGCAAGTCGCAATTAATGATAAACAATATTTAGAAGGAATGATTGAACATCATTCTATGGGTATATTTACTAGTGAACAAATTCTAAAAAAAACTGATAGTTATGATGTCACTAAATTAGCCAAAAATATTATTCAGCAACAGGAAGACGAGATTCGTGAAATGAGAAAATTATTACAAAAATCCACTTTTTAAAAAGTGGAGCAAAAATAAAATCAATAATTGCGAATTTTAAGATGGGTTTACTTCATTTTTTTCAAAAATTGATTGGGCTTCTTCTGTTTCTAAATGCACTTCCGGAGGGGTTTCCCATTCTTTAAATGGTGTTGCTTTACTTGTTGATCTTTCCAAAGAGAGAAGTTCTTTTAAGGCATTCAATCTTCTCTCTAATGGTTTTATTTGTAATGAATATTTACGAGATAGTTGCTTCCATCGCCATTCAAATTGTAATGTTGCTTGCCAATCAGGAAATCCTGATACATGAGCCGCTCTTACCCATGTTTCACCTTTTGCGACTTTTATACCTGTTGCGTGTGCACCACCTTTTATTTCTTTATTATGTTGCCTTAAACGACGATTTAAATCCACTGTAGCACCCACATAAGTATTACCATTTGTTGAAACCAATAAATAAACATACGACATATATGTTTATTTATAAATTATTATTATATCCTTTTTTATTTCTATTTTTTCTGTTTTTTATTGTTCTTCTTATCCTTCTTGTTCTTCTTATCCTTCTTCTTATCCTTCTTGTTCTTCTTGTTCTTTTTGTTCTTCTTGTTCTACCACCATCTATTTTATCTCTACCACATATTCCTCTATAACAATCTTTCGCTGCTTTTGTTATCCTATCACAAAATCCATTTGATGGGTTGCAAACTTCAGTTGCTTCAGTTGCTTCAGTGTCTTCAGTGGCTTCGCCATAATCCCCTAATAAATCTCTTCTATCTTCTGGCTCATCCATAATTGCCCTAGCTGGAGGCGGTAATCGTAATGGTGTATTCGGTGGACGTTCAATTAATTCTTGTCTACCAAGTCTATTTAATGTAGTTGGTCTACCTTCATATGGACCAGTTCTACAACTTGTATCCCAAATTAATATATTTTTAAAACCCATACTTTTAAAAAACACTATTATATCTGATAAAGTAACATCTTTTTTCTCTAGTATAAGCATACGACTTAGATCCTTGTATTGAGGTTGTAATTTACATTTACTCATCCAGTGATCAAACGCACTAGGATTTATATTTATATTTGCTAGTCTTGACGGTCTACTTAATTTACTGGATCTACCCATTGTTGACTCTAAAGTATAAGGAGCGTCTTCTTCATTTGTTGAAGCAATAACTGTTATTCCATATTCAGGACTCATATCTACTGTTTCACCTGGTTTTGGTTTTAATGTATAAAAACGATCAGTCTTAGGTTGTGTTCGTGAAAATATAGGTAAATTAACATAAGAAAAAGATCTAAAACAGTCTTCATATATCAATTTAAGTTTGTCTGTTAATTCCTCTTCATACAGTATATCTATTTGAGTTGGCTTTGGATCTAGCAAACTTTTCCTATGATAAAAATCACCGATTTCATCTAAAACTTTTAAATCTACAGGGCGGCCATCCGGACAGTTAACCATCCATCCTGGTAAACCAGGGTTTCCAGGAAATGAAACTAAATAAACATTTTCATTATAACCCTTTTTTAAATTTGAATTAAAATCATCATAACCATGTGCCCTAATATATAAAGTTACTGAACCTTTTCTTTCATTCATTAATATATTAATATATTTTATTATTCATTCTTTTTATTTAATCAACTCTTCCCTTACATCATCTAGATATTTTTGAATTTTTTTCCATTCTTGTCTCTCTTCATATGTTTTTGAGGTTTCAATTGTGAAAGGTTTTCTAATATTATACGCTGATTCAACAAACCAAATAAATTCTTTTATCAAATCTTTATTCATTTCTGTCATTTTAGAGAGAACAGTTAAAATATAAGGAAAAGGATGAAAATCTATAGACTCAACTAGAATTTCTATATTTGTATTTATTTTATTATAATCAATAGTTTTGTATTGTGTTTTAAATGCTTTTAAGGGATTCTCTATATAATATTCTATTGCGGTTTTTAACATTTTTATATCACCTTTCATTCCTCCATATTCACTACGATAATAAATGGATAATAATTCATCACAGTTATCATATTTTTGAAGTATTTCATGAGAGAAATAAGATGGATTTTCCTTTTTCTCTCTATAATCAAAATATTCTCGGC